TATATAGTTTTTCAATCCCAATTTTTTCTTGATATATTCTTTTTTAGCAGCTTTTATTTCTTGCTGTAGTAATTCCTTAGATGACAAAAAATCATCATCCTCGAAATAATCAAAAGCCTTTTTAATTTTTTCAGTATCCATAACATTTACTCCTATAACATGATAAATCTATTGTTATTTATTAAAAATTATGTAGTTTAATACAAGTATTTTTCTGTTAGTATAGATATAAGTCTATTCATTATCTTTAGACGTTCAATAACATATTCAGCATATACTGTTTTATGAGCAGCAACAAGTCTTTTCTTGAAGTCAGGATGTAAAGCCATCTCAAAACTCCAAGGATTATAGAATTTGCCCCGTTGTCTAAAATTCAATGTTGATATTGGAATGACTTCATCTTTTGTTTCAGATATGTAACAAAGACAAGGGCCTTTTCTTTTATCATCTACAACTTCAAGACGTTCTTTTATTGAATCCCAATCAGCATTGAAAATCTCCATAAATGTCTTCCTATCAAATGAATATTCACCAATACTCATCGATTCTTCACCTTCTGATATGGCTTTTAATGGGAATTCCGATCTTATATCATTAAGAATACCAACTCTAAGTTTCTCATTGTGCATTATTCCATATAAACAATTACTGATAAATTCATTATGTTGCTTAACTAAATTATCATAGTGCTCCTTTGCTTTTTCATTTGAATCTTTCATCTTCTCCAATAATATGACAGTTGTTTTTCTATTTCTTTTAGATGTCAAATTATTGATAATATCGTTAATATTCTCAAATGGAGCATAGTCTGGTTCACCAGGATTGAATTTAACAAGTTTTTCTATATCATTTTTACAATCTTCCAGAAAACTTGTTAAAATCTTATCTCTTTTCGAATTATAGTTATCAACATCTATTTCTTTTGGTATGTCTGGATCATATTCTTTCAGCTTTCCAGCACCACTATTGAGTAGAAATACATCTAAATTCTTCTTTAATGATTGTTCTATTAAGATTGGTTTTCCCTTATAGTTTATACGCAGATATATGTCAGTTGAGAAACCTTTATTATTTTTATAGTCTTTAAGACCAAGGCCTTCAACCTCTTCTTTTACATCCCATGATACTGCTTCTATATCATCAGGTAATTTAATGTCAGGAAATTCACCTTTTAATCTATAATATATTGATTTTCTACACTTTTCAGCAGCATCAATCCAATCTTTTGTTATTATACCTTCTTCACTTATATTGTTGAGTATATGGGTCTTTATATTCTTCCATTCGTCTTTTGTCATTACACAAGCCATCATCGTCATAATTTCACCAGCTTGTGACTCTATTGTTCCAGCACCAGCACTTCCCTCAGAAAAGAAGCTAATTTTGGATGTTACACTATTTTTCTTACAACTTAACATCCTTTCGATAATATCATAATACTTAACTGGTATTTTATTATTTTGTCGCATAGAAAAAGGAATTTTAACTTCTTTTTCTATCATTGATTTATTTTTCTCTTTCCATTCATCATAACTTGAAGATAACGACTTTTTCCATATATCAAGTTTGGTTGGGATTATATTGGGTTGGAGCGTCTTATCTTTTGTATATGGTATCTCCCCTTCATGATTATGCTTATATTCTGATGTCTTTTCTTTCTTCTTTTTTTCATCCTTCTCTTTTGCACTAACAGGTGGTTCTTTAGCAGTTTTACTTTTTTCAGCCTTAATTTCCTTTTCAGGTTTACCCTCTTCTTTATATTTCTGACCAATTTTTAGTATGCCTTTTTTAACATACTGGGCTATCTTACCTTCCTTATGTTTTTCAATCCAGTTCTTTTGTTCTTCTGGACTAATGGCATTCCACCATTCTATTGTTTTTTTACTTGGTGTTTCTTCGCATAAATAATTTGTAATCAAATCATCAATATTCATCCTGATTTTCCTCTACATTCATGGTTTCATCCTGATTCATATCCCATGATTCCTCATTATCACCACCACTGAACAATTCTTTATCTTTCTTCAATCCCTCAACATTTTCCAGAATTTCCTCATCAGTCCAGTGTAGATATTTCTTCATAAGATAGTATTTTGAAAATTCTGGATTATTAGCGAGTGAATTATAGTTATCAAAGTTTTGAGCCAGATACCCTTGTTCCATTGATTCCTTATATCTGCTTGGAGGCTGTAATGAAATATCAAAATCATTTAAATCAAGATCATATTGTTTTTTGAACCCCCTAAAATCGAGATGTAGAAGAAATAATCTCTTCATTTCTCTTGTGAATATATGTTGTTGTCTTTCAAGAAATTTAGCCCATTTGATTTCATCTCTAACTATTTCAGATGCATGTCCACCACCAAATAAAACATCTGAACTACGTGATTCTGATGCTAACTCAATTCTACTAAGTGGATATTTAACACTTCTATAAAGTAGTTTCTGAAAGTAATATAAATCATCAAGATTCTTGAACCCTTCTGAATTACCACCAACAGTTGTTATATCAGAACCACGACCATCAGATGATGTTGGAATAAAGAAATTATCTAAAATGCTCAATACCTCTGGCTCTTGAGCTAACCTTCCAGTAGATGGGTCATAAGTCTGCTTTTTAACAAACTTATTCTTTATTTTTTCAACAAACTTCATAGCTTTATCACGGGGCATAGCACCTGTATCAATCTTAAATACAAGTCTTTCTGGAGCTCTTACTATTCTATATATGATGATAGCTGTCTCAATCAATTTCAACTGATTATATGGAATTTTAGCTTTCTCTAAAAAGCCAAAAATTTCGTATTTAGTTGATCCATATACTCCATAATTTATAAATCCAATCTGTTCTGGGTTGAATATGATTAGATCTTTACCGGATCTCTGTAAGGCTTCCTCGTAAGACAATGGTTTTCTAGTGTCTCCAGAAAGATATTGGTAAAATCTTATAATTTTACCAGTACGTGGATCATACTCATAGTCCATTGTTTCTGATGGAAGTTTCTTGATTCCTATGATGCCCTGTGATTGTCTTGAATCTTTTACAATTCTTTCATAATATAATCTCCCATCAATGAGAAATGTTCTAAACAAATCCCATATCATCTGATTTATGTCAATTCTATTGTAGAATAATTCATTAAATTCTGAATATAGGGTTTTAGATATATTCTCATTTTTTGAAAGATGTGGTGACTTGATGGTAAAATCAATAACATTGCCATTATCATCAGCTTGTGTTGATTCATTAACAGCATCTTCTATAACATCACCTAATTCTGGGCTTTCTGCCATTTTTCTATAATTAAGAATTTTCTGCTTTTCATTATCTATAACTTTGTTAAGGTATCTATCATAGAATCTATTGAAACTTTGTAATCCAACACTTCCAAATCCCAGTAAATTTATATCTTCAATTCCTTCGCCTACTTCATCACTACTTACTTTTTTAGCACTATCTCCCCTGTTGAGGAAATATTTCTTTTGTTCATCAAGTAGCTGTGATTTTGTATAAATTCCAAATCTATTAAACCAAGCCATTATTCACTCTCCGTTTATCCAATTGCCCAGATAAATGTCTCACATCTATTACCACTATCAGTAAAATTTACAGATAATGTATATCCATCACTGTTAAATGATACAAGTGAAAATGTGGTTGTTCCAATTTTGATACAATATCTTATTATTACATATCCAGGTGCTCCAGGAGTACCATTACGAGCATAAATGTCACTCGGTGGGGGATCATAGCCTCGACCCCCACTACCACCATATGCATAATATTCATTTGTTCCTGTTATTGATGAATATACTCCAGGACCACCGGATGCATTAATTCCGTAATTACCTGTATAACCTGATTCACC